CAAAGCTCCAGCATCGCGGGGTCGGCTTCCGGAAGGATCGTCCGTCGATCGTCCCGGTCGAGTCGTTCATCGCGCCGTGTGATTTCACGCCAGAAGGCGGCACCGAGATGATCAAGAAGGGCTCGTGGGTGATGTGCATGCACGTCGAGGACTCCGCGCTCTGGCAGGACTTCCTCGACGGCAAGTACCAGGCGTTCAGCGTCGGTGGCACGGGTGTGCGACAGTCCTTGCACTCCCCGATCGACATCTCCGCATACGCGGACTGACGCTCTGCCGCCGATAAGGCGCGCCCGACATGCAACTCCTGAAGAAAGTCGACGCCGATGAGGTGTCTCCCGTGAAGCGGGGGGCAAACCGCAAGGGCGTCATCCTCAAGGACGAAGGAGGAACGATGAGCCGCGCCAGCATCGCGAGCATCATGGATACACCGTGGGAACGCGAGGGAGCGCTCGTGGACGATCTTCGCAAGGAGGGCGTCGATGAGGACGTGATTCGCGCGACCGTCGCATCCGTTCGGCTCGCGAAGGGCGTGGAATCGTCTCTTCCGAGTGGGATCGTCGAGAAGCTCGGCCGCGAGATGTACGCGCGGCAGAACGCGCCTCTCAACACATCGTCCGCCCCGAGCGAGGGTGACCTTATTGGTCGCAGCTTCGGGGATCCGGACGAGGGGACGTCCCCGAAGATCACCGAACTGAAGGGGAAGGGACGCGACGGAAGCCTCTCCGGGAAGGGCGCAGGCAAGAAGGTTGCCGCCGACCCCGATATGGATGAGGACGACGACGAGGTCTGCAAGGCGTTCGAGGAGTGCGTCGCGAAGCGCTCGTACAGCGCCGACGACCGGAAGGCGATGGCATCGAACGGGCAGGCGATGCCCGGCGGTCGCTACCCGATCCCCGACAGGGACGCCCTCTCCGACGCGATCCACGCGGTCGGCCGGGGGAAGGGCAGCCACGCCGCGATCAAGGCGCACATCATGTCTCGCGCGAAGGCGCTCGGCGCCACGTCGATGCTTCCCGACACCTGGATGGTGTCGAAGGATGACCTCACACCCGAGGAAACGATGTCGCTGCTGAAGCGCATCGCCAAGGCGTTCGGCAAAAAGCCGATGGACTATTCCCCGGATGACGGGGACGACAAGGAGCCGGACGACGATCCGGACGACACCGACGACGAAAGCGTCGAGAAGGGGGGCACAGTGGAAACCCACGCCGTGCCGATTCAGAAGGAGGACGGGTCGTGGGACCTCACGGGTGTCCCCGAGTCCGCCCGTCCGTACTACGAGCTCACGATCTCGAAGGCCGCGGAGCGCGAGGAGCGCATCGCCAAGGCCGAGGAGCAGGTCGCGACACTGACCGATGAGCTCCGCACGAAGGAGATCATCGCGAAGGCCGAGACCGAGTTCCAGAACGTCGGAGCACAGGACGATGTCGTCTCGATCCTCAGGGAGGCCGGCTCCAAGCTGTCCCCCGAGGGATACGAGAAGCTCGTCGGTGTTCTCTCTGGCGCGAGCGAGAAGATCAAGAAGGGCGACCTGTTCGCGGAGATGGGATCCACCTACGGTGCCAATGGCGCCGACGGGATCGACTCCTTCGCCAAGATCGAGAAGGCCGCATCCATGCTCGTTGAGAAGTCCGACACGGGCATGACCAAGGAGCAGGCCATCGAGGCCGTCCTGAAGACCAGCGAGGGCCAGGCGCTCTACAGCGCATACATGGCCGAAACCGGATTGGGGGTGTCGTAAATGGCAGGTCCCGCGTATGAGATGAACTGGGGCACAGACATCACGCTCCCCACCGACTTCGACATGACGGGAGATCAGTTCCTCTTCGTCACGCTCGGGTCGGACGGATACATCAACGTCGCATCGACGGGTCAGCTTGCGATCGGCGTCTGTCAGGACAGCCCGGTCGGAACGCCGACTGCACCGATCGGTGTGCCGCACGATGGCGCCGACGAAGATCCAGGGGGGCGGCACGTTCGTCGCTGGCGATCTGCTCGCGTCGAACTCAGTCGGGAAGGCCGTGAAGTACACGGGCGCCTCGGTCTACACCGGAACGCCGTACACGGTCTCCGGCAGCCAGGTTCTCGGGATCGCGCTGAACTCAGGCGCCTCCGGGAGCGACTCCGCGATGCTCTTCAGGCCGAGCGGCCTGTCGGCGTAAGGAAGGAGGGGATCTAGGTGCCGCAGCCGCAGTCATCTCAGGTTCATGTCAATGCGCCGCTGACCAACATCAGCCAGGCGTATATGCAGACAACGACCGACTACATCGCCGACAAGGTGTTCCCGGTCGTGCCCGTTCAGAAGCAGTCCGATCGCTACTTCGTCTACACGAAGGGCGACTGGTTCCGCGACGAGGCACAGCTTCGGGCCCCGGGCACGGAGTCGGCGGGTGGTGGGTACAACATCGACAACACCCCGTCGTACTACGCTCCGGTCTACGCCTTCCACAAGGACGTCGACCCGCAGATCCGGGCGAACTCGGACATCCCGCTGAACGCAGACCGCGACGCCACGCTCTTTGTGACGCAGCGGATGCTGCTCAAGCGCGAGATCCTGTTCACGACGGTCGCGATGACCACGTCGGTCTGGACTGGTTCCACCACGGGCGGAGACATCACCCCGTCCCCGCAGTGGAACCTCGCCAACTCGACGCCGCTCGAGGACATCGAGGTGCAGATCTGGTCGATCAAGCAGAACACGGCGAAGTTCCCGAACAAGTTCGTGCTCGGGGCACGCGTCTGGGAGGTTCTCAAGAACCACGACGAGATCGTGCAGCGCATCAAGTACACCCAGCGCGGTGTCGTCACGACCGACCTGCTCGCCTCGCTCATCGCCCCTCCGGGCGTCGAGAACTTCGAGGTGCTCGTCGCCGCGGCGATCCAGAACACAGCCGCAGAGGGAGCCGCGGACGCGTTCTCGTTCATCTCCCCGACGAAGGGTGCACTTCTGCTCTACGCGGAGCCGGAGCCGGGCATCATGGTGCCCTCCGCCGGCTACATCTTCACCTGGGTCGGTCTGCTCGGCGCCGGGGCATTCGGCTCGCGGATCTCGCAGATCCCGACTCCGCTGCTCGGCATCGGCTCCGTCCGGGTCGAGGGTGAGCTCGCGTTCAGCACAAAGATCGTCGGTGCCGACCTGGGCGTCTGGTTCCAGAACGCCGTGAGCGCGTAACGATGACGGTCGAGTTCGGATTCAAGGCGATCAAGCCGATCAAGGCCGAGCATCCGCTCGGCTCGGGCATCGTCGTCTCGTACGAGCCCGGTGACGAGGTTCCCGCTTCCGAGTGGGGACGCGCCGCCGGCAACCTCGTCGAATCCGGAAAGATCATGCGGTATGCCCGGAACGTGGACACGGTGGGAGAAGATCCCGCCGTGTCCACCCCGGCTCCCGTGGTCGACCCGGACACCGATGAGGACGAGGACGGCGAGCCGGTCGCTGACGAGAACTCCCCGTTTCCGCGCAACGAAGGGGGCGGCTGGTACAGGCTCTCCGACGGAGAGCGGATCCGCGGCAAGGTGAAGGCATTCCACTCGCAGGCGGTGCTCGATCAGGATGCCCCCGCTGGGAGCACCGACGAAGAGCAGGACGGCGAGGAGCAGTCGCAGGAGCCCTCCGAGAGCACCGACGCTGACGCGTCGGAGGCGCAGGAGTAGACGATGGCGATTACGGCGGCCACGGTCACGATCGACGACGCGAGAGCGTACGTGGTCGTGGCCGCCCTCAACGCGAACGCGAAGGCCTACGCGTACCAGTCCCCGACCTCGTTCCGGAGCGTCCTGGTCACGAACCTGTCGAACAAGACGGTGTGGCTCGGCGACTCCGCCGTCTCGAGCGCCGCGACCGGCTACAGCCTCCCGGCTGGCGGTTCCGCCACCTTCACGCTCGCACCGTACGTCGCGCTGTACGGGAAGTCGTCGCAGTTCAGCGCGACGCTCACCTACGCCGCGACCTCGTAGACTGGGGAAGATATGTCGTGGACATGGGATCCCGACCTTCTTGCTACTTCGCAGCTGATGCAGGTCCGCGCGGAGATTCAGGATGTCGACGTGCGAAACCAGCTTCTCTCCGATCAGGAGATCGAATACTTCGGCACGGTCGAGATGAACTTCTGGGGCGCAGCCGCGCGCTGCGCTGAGGTCGTCTCGCGCGGCTTCCTCCGCAAGGCCGACGTGAAGCTCGGGCGCGCGATGCAGATCACCTACACGAAGTCGGCGCAGCAGTGGGCCGACATGAGCGTCCGCCTGCGCCGGAAGGCGATGGGCACGATTGTTCCGTGGGTTGGTGGCATGAGCGTCACCGACAAGGTCATCTACTCGCAGCAGTCCGACATCGTCGCGCCGATCTTCACCAAGACGATGCTCGAGAACCCGTGGACGGGTGGCTACGACAGTGACAGCCTACCGCCGGTTGGGAACGGGATGACGCCCGGGCTTGGAGGCCTCGACGAGGAGCAGATCGGCGGATGACGATCTCCCTTCCACCGGAGATCGCCGCGCTGATGACGGGCACCGTGACTTGGGAGCGGTGGATTCGCTTTAACGGCAAGGCCGAGCCCGAGTTCGCAGCAGCCGAGGAGCTCACGTGCTGGATCGAGCCGCTCGCCACACAGTCCGCCGGCGGCGCGGTTCCGAAGCGTCGCACCGAGGACTGGACGGTCGACCTTCAGTACACCCTCTTCTTCAATGGCGACGACCCGCTCGCGCAGCAGATCACGACGTTCGACCGGATCACGCTCTCAACGCCGTTCTCAAGCGACAAGCCCCTGCAGCCGGACTACGTGCAGGCCTACTACGGGCCGCCGTTCGACAACGCGAACGCATGGCTGATCGAGGTTGGTCTCTAATGGCCGGTGAGTTCACCAAGGCCGGTGAGCGTCTGATCGCGCAGTTGCGCGAGGCGCTCGTCGACGAGGCGAAGAGCATCATGCGCGAGTCGATCCAGGAGTGCCCGATTTCGGATGAGAACACCTATGTGCCGCAGTTCCGAATGATCGGCGGGCGCCTGAAGTACCTCGGGGACGATCACGACATGGTCGGCGACAACGGGACGCTCCGGCGTTCCGCCCGCGTGTTCGCCCCCGTCCAGGAGGGTGAGCGGATCGTGGTCGAGATGGGCTACGGGTTCGGTGACGAGGTGAATCCGGTGGGTCGCCTGGCGTCGCAGTACGCTGTTGCGGTGCACGAGCGAGCAGAGCTCCACCATGATCCTCCGACAAAGGATCACTACCTTGAGGATCCGGTGCTCGCCCACGCGGGCACGTTCGGGCGGAGTCTCGCGATCAAGGTAAGGGCGATGGGTGACGCGTTCCCGTTTGAGGTTGCGCACGGACTCACGGCTGCCGAAGGCCTCGATCTGGGAGCCGAGTAGTGGCGCTGTCGCTCGGCGAGGAGATCGCCACCTACCTTCAGAGGCAGTCGCTTTCGACCGACCTGAACTACGACGGCTCCGGCGACATCAACCTGTTCGTCACACAGCTGCCCGATCAGCCCGACCTTGCGGTCGCGATCATCGAGCGCGGAGGGCTCGCGCCGATGACGACGCTCACAGGCGGTGGCGCGGCGGAGTCGCGGCTCGATCGTCCGCGCATCCAGATTCGGGTGCGCTCCGGCATGGGTGCGGGCCAGTATGACGCCGGACAGTCGCTCGCGCAGTCGGTCTACTGGGCGCTCCAGGGGATCAACGAGACGATCCTGAACCCGCCGAACGGGCAGTTGTTCCACCTGATCGAGGCGGTGCAGCCACCGCAGTACCTCGGCCGGGAGATCGAGCGGGAGCGCAACCAGTGGAGCCAGTCGTTTCAGATCTGGTGGGACAACGCAGCAACCTGAAGAGTGATGACCCCAGCGTGAAACTTGCGATGGCAGTTGGCACACAGGACTACGCATTTGTCGATCTCGGCCGAAATCGACTCGAGAGACTTGTGAACAAGCTGATAGGGAGTGATCTGAAACGACTTCTCCGCCGGGTTTAGGTGGTGGAAGTCCAGACATGCAAGTTCCGTCTCGGGACAACAGAGGCACCCTGCTGACTTCCGTTCGGCGACTAGACCCTTGATCGCGGGAATCTTCTTGGCCGCCGCCCGTCGTTTCGCCGCCCTGGTTGCCTCGACAAAGGACGGATCGGTCGCCATCCTCTCCCTCCTTCGGACGCGCCTAGCCTCAAGAACCCTCTCGGGATTCTCCCTTTTCCACGCCAGAGAACGCTCTTGTAGCTTCCGCTTGAACTCGGGGTCGTCCTTGTGTGTTTCGTAGTACTCGCGAGCCCTCTTCCTCGCCTCATCGGCGTGTGATCGTGCGTACTCGCGAGCATATTCGCGGCGACTCTCCGGGTCCTTTCTCGGCATATAGAAAGACTACCACGGAACCTGCTGGTGGATAGTCACTTTTTCCCATCGGCCTGCATCCTGTTCGGCAGCCGATAAGCGCGTCCAACTACGATTTCTGGGAGGTGAGTCGCTTGGCAACTGGTTTCGCCGGGAAAGGCGGATCTCTATACGTTCCGGGTACGCCAAACGTGCCCGTGGCGAGCATCACCAACTGGTCGCTCAGCATCAGCGCCGACAACTACGAGTCGACGGTTCTCGGAGACAACTGGAAGCAGTACATTCCGGGGCTTCGCGGCTGGTCAGGCAAGGCGACCGGCTTCTACAACATCGTGAACGACCCGACGGGGCAGCAGGCGCTCTACAACGCGCTGCTCAACGGGAACTCGATCGCAATCCAGATGCAGACGGGCGCCGTTGCGGGCTCGGGCATGTGGGAAGGCCTGACGAACATCACGGCCGTCGATGTATCTGACCCGGTCAACAACATCGTCACGATCGACTTCACGTTCGTTGGCACCGGCTCCCTCCAGCACTCGCCGTAACCCCGGTGCGCCGCTTCCGTGGAAGCGCATCGGAGCTCTTCTTCGTGTCGGACCCGGCGCCGTTCACAGCCGCTCTTGGCGACTGCGGCGACGGGTTCGACTGGCGCGTGTCCGATCAGGCCTTCTCGGCCTGGTGTTCTGACCCGGCGCCCACCTTTGAGGCCCATGGCGCCGGCGGGTGGGAGCCGGTTGAGCCGTCCGAGGTGCACCCGCAGTCCGGCCGTGTCAGCTTCGACCGATGCCTGGCAGGCATGGGTGTGTACGTGAGAGGGTTCTTCTACCCGACGTCTCGGGCGGGTGTTTCAGGCGCCTACGGGTTGTCGGTGAGCGCGGCGACGGAGCGGTCGAACT